TGATGACGGACGCAGAGATTGGTAGCCTCTGTGTTAAGCAATGGGCACCTCCCATACCTACCATAGGTAGGGGTGGCCAGTGCACTCTCGTGCCCATTGGGCATAGCTTTTTGGAAAAGCTACGTTCCTACTTCCTTGAAGTAGAATGTTCCCCTGACTTCTTTGTCAGGGCAATTCCCTCTCGGTTTCGCCGGAGGAATAGACTCTTTGGAGCCTCCTTCCCTGAGAAACTCTTTCTCAGGGACCTTGAACCGTCTATGCAGTTCAAGTTTATAATGTCACGTGTTTGGGTGACATTATCTCTGAATTTTCAGAGACGGCTAGGGTCTATGCTCCTAGCCGGACGACTGTCGGAAGTCCGACAGTGGTTCTACACCGCTAACGGTGTAGTGTTTCCTTACCTCATCGAAGGTAAGGACGATTACAAAGTAATCGATTCTCTAACGAAGTATGCGTTAGAGAACTGTGCGCAGAACTACGCACAGTTTACTTCTTCCCTCAAATGGGCGAAGAAGACTCTGCGGAAGACCGCAGCTACTCTCGGGTTACACTCGGGAGTACTCCCGCTGAAGTTGGACTTCAACGGTAAGACCAGACAACACTGGCCTTATATTAGCACCTTCTTTAACGTGCTAAAATCCCTCTCGGGATCCAAGAGAGATAGGTTTAGTTCTCTCTTGTTATGGACGCAGTCCCGTGCCACCGGACTGTGTAATGCTCAAATGATGGCATCATCGTTTGAGAAATTCGTTAGTACAACTAGCGAATCATGTCAGCCTCTGGAGGTTGACATAAGCGTATTGCAATCTTGCATACGCTGTGACAATGTCACAGGCCTGGAAGCCCAGGTCTCCTGCGGGCCCAAAGCGTGCCTGCAGTCACCTCAGAAACCTGAGGTACTGCCTGATAGCTACTACCAGGCAGGTACCCGCCCCTATGAAGTGGGCGGGCAAACTCGGTACTTACTGTACCTGAGCCGCACTCGTGTCCTCGACGGCGAGTACGATTTCAAAACGCTTGAGTTCAAGCGCTTTGACCGGCCAAGGCCGGTTAGGGGGCCCCTGGACCTCCTAAATTGGGCAGTGCACTCTGCACTGACCAACGGACTATCAGTCCGTACTGTCCGATACCACTGTGTGGCGGATCAGTCAAAAGCCCGGTCTATAACCGTGGCTCATTATGCCTATCAGGTCATAATGGGCGTGTTCGCACACGCTTTAGTTCCGGCTGTATACAGCCCGGAAACTCGGTCCGGTTTAAAAGCGGATCGACATCTGTGGAACTTTGTTCACACAGACCTCAGCCCAGATGCCATGGGCTGGGATGGTTTCCCCCCCGGGGGGGAGACCGCCGCCTTCTCCACTGATTTGAGTGAGGCGACTGACTTCGGGAACTGGTGGTTCGCGAAGGCCGTATGGAGCGAGTTCATACGACAGACGAGGGGACCTCGTCAGCCAACAGCTCTCATGTTGTTGGCTAAGACGCTTTACACGTCTCCCCGCCCGGTGTTTCACCGGGTGGGAGGGACCAAGTATACTTGGTTCCTCACCCAGAGAGCTTTTCTCATGGGTGACCTTTTCACAAAGGTAGTTCTAACCGTCGGTCAGGACTATAACGCGCGAGTTGCACTCGCTGCGTCCCCTCTTGGGAGGGCACCTGGGAATGATAGAATCCCCAGGTTGGGTACGGTTAAACCGTACAACTTGGATACTCTATCCAAGTCCGGTCATATTGACCGACCTGCGTTCCGCTTCGCGATCGCAGGCGCCTCCTACTCTTTGGTGGGAGACGATATAGTGCTGATTTACTCAGCACTATTAATGAACCGATACTCGGGTCATTGCAGTCCGGACTCAGTTCGGCCTGAGTATGCAGACAGACTGCATACTATGGAACCATGGTTCCGTCAGTCAGCGGAATCCGCTGGCTGGAAGATATCGTTAGACGATACCTTCGATAGCCCTCATCTAATGTTTTATGCTGAGGAGGGCTCTCTTGTGCCGTCGTCAGCGCAAGAGTCGACCCGTCACTCCATTTGGACGGGCCGTCACGTGGGTTACCTCGATTACCCACGTATCCGTCTCCTACTTCCAGTTAAAATGGAGACGGACAACTACTCACAGACAAATGTGGGTAGATTCGCCTTACTTGGAAAGGAGGCGAAATGGGTTGTAGATACATCTACAGCCCGGACCATGGAAAAGTATTCCGTGGCCCAGATACTACAACATTTAGTAGTACCTAGGGACATAGAAACTCTATGTCCCTTCACCCCCCAGGAAATAGGGGGTGATGGCGCATATTGCGCCGATGCTGAGTATCTACTCAGCATCATATTCGCAAAGTCAAGGGACCCTGCGGAGACTCTGTTTCGGATGAAACAGCAGTTAACGAACCTGTGGGGCCACAGGTTCGTCAGCACGGAAAAGCACCGTGCTGGGTTGCAAAAGCAACATCTCATCCTGCCCACTACTGACAGGATGAAGTCGGCCTTACCGGTAAGGTCGATCATTGTTCCTCCGACGGAGGAACATAGAATCCTTTTGGATTCGGTGCCTCGAGGAATCCTCGAGTCACCTCAAACGACCTTCTTTAAGGTCGTTAAGAGGCTGTACTACAGCAGTCTCTTTAAAGGGAGGTTACTCCCTTCCCTACGTGTCGCTGCGGACGTAGGGTCGAAGAGGGGTGCGACACCCCTCTCCGTACTCACCGAGTTCTTCGAAGTCGGGAGGATGGAGGAATACATCCTCCAGTGGCGAAGGCCTGGCTTTCGCTACTACGACGTAGAACCTTACTTCGTCGTACCTTATAGACATAAAGACATCATGTCTATCGGATGGAACTGGAAGTTCCGTCCGGAACGCGCGCATGAGCTTGCGCGCGTTGGCGTCGATGAATTCCTCGACGTCATTATGAGAGGGAAGACGATCCCCCTCATCGAGGACAGATTGAATCTGTTCTTCGAAACGGACCCGTTGCTGATAATACGGGTTCGTGATGACCCCTCTTACAGGGGGGCCATACTTCTTGTCAGTTGGGACAAGAAGTTAGCTCACAGGATTGTGAGCTTTATTAGGAACAATCGTGATCCTAATTCTGTGGTGTACCTCGTACACCCCAGCATATTCCAGCTCGGTCGCATCGACGAGTTGGGTCTTCAAGGTAAGTACCTTGAAGATAAGGGCTCTATTAATTACATTAATAGGACCGCTGCCTCATCGAACTTACATGAGGCAGTATGCTTCCCCCTTCGTAGAAGGTGGGAGCCAGCATACCCGGGTGTGCTGTCAGTTTCTATACAAGGTTATAGAAACTGGTCTAAGAGAACGAGATTTTCCCTTAGAGGCCCCTCAGAGGGCCTCCAAACCGATATATCGGTTTGGAATTCTGGCGCTCCCGAGTTTGATCGGGAGTCGTTTCTTTCGGAGTATCCAGATACTCCGTCGTTAAGCCTGATTAATCAGTCTTAAGAGTCTCGCGACTCGCCCAGGGGACCGGTCTCCTGGGTCTATGGGGTGCATGCACTCCATAGCCCGCGTGTTACCACGCGGGATTACCGCGGTAGGATCGTTTCGGATCTCCGCCGGTCGGCTTTCAG